CGCGCGATTCTTTATTTAATGGACGATTTCGTTATTTCCAATTTGCGCGAGGCCAGCAACGAATGGTCGAGCCGTCTTGTCAGTATTTTCGCCCCCTTGGTAAATGAAGGTATTACCTCCATTTTCAACGAAGCCTGGAAGATGTGTTTAGACAATAACGAGGCCGGCAAATACTTGATGACATTCCAGAATTTGTTGTCGAGGGTGCCTAAATGGAATGCCATTATCGTCGAAGAAGAGCGCAAGCGAATTATCGAACGCAGTGGATGCAACTATTTAGAAGATTTGATTACGTGTGTTCATGTAATACAACTCAAGGTGCTCACTTCGATACGCGTGGGTAATAAGCAAAAGCAAATCGATATTGCGATTCCGAACTTGGACCATTTCATCCACAAGGTGTATATCCATGTCGCGCGAAAGGTCTATATGAATGTCTATTTGTTTGAGAAGAATATCTCGCCACTGCAAATACAGAAGAATGGGCGCGAATTAGAGGTCATTATCCAAGAATGTATATTGACCACCATTCGCGAAAGTATTCCGACCGAGGCCATTATTCGGGCCTATATGGATGAAACGGTGGAGCACGAGGAAGATGTTCGTATAGAGACCCTCGACAATACCGGTTCTGAAGAAAACAAAGATGGTGCGGATGGATTGGCCTCGGATGACACCGAAAAGAAAGAGTCCGACCTTTTCCCCGAACCGGCGGATGAGAAACCGCCCGCCGTGGTTCCCGCTATACAAAACATCGACAATGAGAATGTCGTGACCCGGCTCACATTCAACGATTACGATGCGGTGCTAAATGGACTGGACGAGAAGGAGACCGTCGAAGCACCCAAGACGATTGAACGCCTGGAGGAAATCAGTGCTTCCCGGGCCATACAGAGGAAACTGGAAGAGGAAGCGGAAGATATGGAGGACCGCATCAAAATCCATACCGACGCGGTCGATTTGTCGAGTCTTGGTATAATGGATATGGGGAAAACGGACCAATCTTTATCGGATGTTCCTCTGCTGGAATTCGAAGAGCTACTATAATGTAACTCTTGGTATGGTCGATATTATATAGAAAATCTATAATATCGAAATCAGCGGATTAGAATCCCGGCGTATCCGTAAATATTTCGGCCGTACCTGGCACTGGAATGGTCTTTGTATCGGTTATGACATTGAGGAGTTGCGATATATTGCCGTTCAGATGATAGAAGGCAAACGTGGCCGCACACGCAGATAAGAAGACAATAATGGCGTCTTTTACTAAGAATTTGAGGGGTTTCATTTCTTTGTCGACGTATTTCATTATAACGATTTTGACTAAAGTAAAGACAAAGGTGGTTAAAAGGGAAATGATGATAATATTTTCCATCCTAATAATAAATCGGGGAATAAATATAGTACCGTGTTGAACGCATTATTACAATTCATTTAAAATAAATCTTCTACATATTCGACTAATCCTCTACCAGCCGCATCGCCTACTCCAAATCCAAGTCCGAGTCCGGCACCTTCTGCGATATTTGCACCTATTCCGTTAGGTTTTATTTCCACCACCTGTGGTTGAGGGGGGTATGGCTGACCTTGTTGTTGAGGAGGGTATGGCTGGACCGGTGGTTGAGGGGGATAAGGTGGACGCTCTTGGTATTGCATACCAATATTGCGCCTTGATAGTCCACGTCTTGAATTATACCTCCTTTTTGCTACGGATTTTCTTTGTTTTCGCGAGGGCGTTCGTTTCTTATATCGGCGACCAACGGTTTTTCTTCGCCTACTAGATAAGGGCATTATATATATTTACAAGAATTTATCGTCCAGAATACACAGGAATTCGGTCAATATTCATGCATCCGTCTAAGACATCCGCTGTTTCGAATTGGCTAAAGAAGGGGAAGTTCAATTGCGCCTCCGGCGTATGCTCATGGGTCGTACGCGCAATCATCTTATACAACTTGAAATTGGGGTATCTCTCCTCCCCATTTGATTTGTATAGCACATTTTTTCCATTATCGTCTAAACACCATCGGTTTATCGTTCTTTGGAAATCGTCCATTTCCTTCACCGGCATTCCCTCTTCGATAATAAAATCGTATATGGAGCAACCTAAACGGCACAAATCAAAGGCATAATTGGGCTCTAACCGGGGTTTTCGGCGATTAAAAAAGGGTTCGAAATTGTATTGGGTAGATGCGTCACCCCCCGGGGCAAAACTGTCGCTGCAAAACTGTTTGCCAGCGAACTTGTATATCCCCCTACCGAAATCGATGATTTTGAATATACGACCATAGGTAGGAACCCGATAGTATTTATTGTTATAGCAATATTCTAAGAATTCTTGGTCGGTGTTGATAAACATCACATTATTTGTATGTAAATCGTTGTGGGTAAATTGGAATGCTTTTTGGTATAAGAGGAGGGACATGATGACTTGGAATAGAGCACTGGCGCCGATTTCGGGGTCGACGATTCCTTGGACAAAGAGTTCGTCCAGGGTTCCTGTGCATTTCTCTAAACATATCATTTGAACGGGGAAATTGTTTATATGGGCAATTACCTGCTCCTCCTCCTCTTCTTCGCCATCCTCCGTTCCCGATTCGTTAGAGTCGGTTTCCCAGTCGTCTTCGTCATCTTCATCGTCTTCGTCTTCGCCCTCCTCATTGCCTTCCCCTTCGCTGCTATAGTTGACCTCACTATTATTGGATGACCCGGTCGACTCCGAATTATAGGATGCATTTGATAATATTTGAATTTTTTTTGATTTTTCATATACCATTTCCAAGTCCGTAACGGGTGTGGGGGATTCTATCGTATCCTCAGTGTCTTCGGTTTCTGCCGTATCGACTAAGATGTCCGATAATAGGTCAACATTGGATTCGCCGTTGTCTTCTAATACATTCAATTGCAATTTATTTTTATTGCCACGACTGCCGAAGTTGGCGTAGTCCGTTCTCGGCTCGAAATTTTCGATAGTGAACCGTTTGCCGATGTGCTCTACGAAGAAATTCGAATTATTCAAATACTCTAAATCGTCCTCAATATTCATCCTAAAGTCCTCCTGAATGCCCAAAAAAGAGCCATAATAATCGATGCCGTTTTTGAAATTGTGGTGATTCAATAGTTGACTGGTGAGAAAACTGAAAAAAGAGTCGACATAGGATGCATTATTGGCGAGGGCCATCTTAGCATGGGTACTATCGCCGTTGACCACGGTAGGGAGATTCTTGAGTTTATCAATGTCCGCTTCGTATTTCCCAATCATGTATCGGACGGGGTCTAAGAGGGGCGAGTATTTCACAAAGACGGGGCGGCGATGTACCTCCTTTGTCTCTAAATCGACCACTTCGTCTAAATTCTTGACCAAATATTTGTGATTTAAACAAATCTGGTTATAATTGGTTTCGGAGAGTTCGAATAAATCGCCTAAAACGGGGTTGTATTGCTGGACCGAATCGATGTCGCCCAAAAGTGCCGGCTCTGGCTCCAGATTCTTTGTTTTATGATACTTTATAGCGAATTTAGCATATTGGTCAGTGATGGGGTCCATTCAGTTATAATTAGTTTAAACATAAAGATTTGTGATGTAGAACGAAATATGTGTATGTGGGAAAATGCCATATTAAAATTATACAAAATAATAAAGGTAAAGGGCACAAAAACCAAAAAAACGTTCGCACCGTCGTAAATAAATGTTTCTATAGTCTATTATAAATGACTTTAGAGCTAAAGAAATTCGATATGCGAAGTATTACATTCAAACCCGATGAAAATAAGGGCCCCGTCATTGTTATGATTGGCCGGCGTGATACTGGTAAGTCGTATTTGGTGCGTGACCTTCTCTTCTATCACCAAGATATACCGATTGGTACGGTCATGTCGGGAACAGAAGCCGGAAACGGATTTTATGCGAGCCATGTGCCTAAACTCTTTATTCACGAAGAATATAATACCGTCCTAATTGAGAATATTCTAAGACGACAAAAGGCCGTCTTAAAACAGGTCGCTAAGGAAATGGAAGTCTCCCGACGTAGTACAATTGACCCCCGCACCTTTGTTATTTTAGACGATTGTTTATATGACCAAACCTGGACCCGCGATAAAATGATGCGCCTTCTTTTCATGAACGGCCGCCATTGGAAGGTCATGCTCATTATTACCATGCAATATCCACTCGGTATTCCACCCAATCTGCGTACCAATATCGATTACGTCTTTATATTGCGCGAACCCTATATGACCAACCGAAAACGCATCTGGGAGAATTATGCCTCTATGTTTCCCACGCTCGAATCCTTCAATTCGGTCATGGACCAAACCACCGAAAACTACGAATGTTTAGTCATAAATAACAACGCCAAATCCAATAAACTGAATGACCAGATTTTTTGGTACAAGGCGGAGAGTCATCCCGATTTCAAGCTGGGGTCCAAAGAATTCTGGGAAATATCTAAGAATATGGGGTCCGATGACGAGGACGAGGCCTACGACCCCAGCAAATCGAAGCGGAAGAGTGGACCGACAATCAACGTGAAAAAAACAAAGTGGTAATATATATCTATATGGCAACCGTAAAACGTCGGCGCTGGTCAGCTAAATACAAAAGCAGTATCAATTGTAAACGTCCTAAAGGTTTCTCGCAGAAACAGTATTGCAAATATGGACGCAAAACGCGCCGAAATCGCAAATAATGTGGCTATACTAAACCCACATTATTGTAGTCTTTTACGGAGTTCGTCGTATATGTCTAAGAATGGGAGGTTGTATCCGCCCTCATATAGCTCAATTTCGACGATTAATCCTTTCACTAGTGTGTCAGAATTGAATGTAGAATAAATGCGGATGAATGCATTGTATGGCGCCATAATAGTGAAATGGGGCGCAAGGCAATTCTTGGTATATTTGCATGGTTTTCGATAGTTGTCTAAGAAATCGTGTATTGCGCTAAATAGTTCGCCGCGGTCCCCAATCTTAGAAACGAACCAATGGTTGGTCTTGATGCGCGGCTCCGGGGCGCAATAGGGCACCCATTCCGGCATGCGGGGGAGCTTAGACGGTGGGACGGCGACGGGCGATATTTGTATCTTGGGAACGGGCTCCGACTTCGTCGGAGCCTCGCATTCTTGTCTTGGTCGTAACGCATAAATAGATGCGGCCAATTCATCTTCATCATATGATGTATTCTCAATAGGGTTCAATTCGGACATATTATAGTGGACGGGGGTATTGTTATATGGTTTAACGTAAAAAAGTATTTCAATTTTACAATAAATCATCTATACTAATCTGGAACGCGTATATTTAGGCGTCTTCTTCGTCATTTTCGGAGGACGTTTCATACTCGTCATCGGAATCGGAAGAGTCGTCTTCGCGGTGGGCATGGTCTACGTGATGGACCAAACTGAGTTCGTCCTTGGTCATAATGCGGTTACTTGTCAAATATGTCTGTACTTTGACACTCACGCGCTTCAACCTGTCCGTGTTGATGTTCTGCGCACCCGGAACGACAATCGCCTCCGATGCATACAATACATTCGACCTTACCTTGAATAAATACTGGACCCATTTCCGATGTACTCGGTCAATCGCTTCCGGGTCGTCCTGATTCATGAGGACGTCGTATAGAATAGCGCCCAAATAGCGACCGATGTTGAATTGGCTCTTCTTGATGCATTTAGAGGGGGGTTTGACCCTACTATCTGCTTCGCGAAACACGCCGAACACCTGAGTGAGAATAGTGACGATGCGCTCTCGGTCAATCGGGTCCTGTGCTTCCACATGCTCTTCTTGACGGGAAAACGAACTGGTAATATATTGTGGACCATAGAGTGCACCGGAAATCATCGCCACGGCATTCTCCAAATTGCGGCGACTTGGCTTGTCCTTTTGGCGGGTGTCGAAGAAGCATTCGGTAATTAGCTCGCGAAGGGGGTAATCCGAGTCATCCAATAGGGAAATGGCCTCGCGTACGAGCGGCGAATCCTCCTCTGACATGGCGTATAGTTGTCCATCCGTGACTTTGACGCACTTGTTGAGACGGCGAAACATGACACGCGTCTCCTTTGGTGTCAAATTTTGCATGACGACCACCGTTATAGGGTGCGTATCGACAAGGCGCCTTTCAGCTGGCGTCAATTCGCGGACTTCGTCATTCAGAATACGACGGATGGTTGTAATACGATTCCCGCCCTCCATGACTTCGCGGCGCTCGACGCCATCCCGGATGGACGAGGTGCAAATAATGGGGGGAATATAATACCCTCTTATCGCGCTGTCCAAAAGGGAGTCCTGCATATCGCCGTTCCACACATAGGCACGATTGCGTCGATGGATGTGGATAAGCTTGGTCGGGTCGTAATCGGCGGAACCAATTCTTCCGGCAAAATCGTCATTTAATTGACCTAAAGTAATATTGATATTTTCTGTGCGAATATTGCGTCCAGTGGAAGCTCTCAACATTTTGATTTATATAGCGGGTTTTGGGGTTGGGTTGTGCTTATAGACCATTCCAAAAAAAGTGTTTCAATTTTATGGGGGTGTCCTATACAATTCTTCATCGGTGTAAAACCACACCCTATGCGGTTTTATCTTTGGTGGGTAATACAGATAAATAATTCAAACCCCCATCTATGGTGCGGATTGAATTATTCGTTGGTATAAATATGTATATGGATTTTGTATGTGTGGTGCATGGAAATCTATCGACGTATTGTCTTTACACTTTATTACATATTTTCTACCAAGTTTAACATATATGGTAAATTACATCTATCTATTTGGTGAATAATAGAGTATAATTCATTATTTTTATTTACAATTTGACCCTTTTCATTTAATTTTAAATTATCAAAGTTTATTTTATCTAGAGTTAATATTTTTGATTTATCATAATCTACCGGAATTAGGTGTTTATTAAAATTATAAATGTAAATATTAATTACTGCTTGGTCATTATTAAAATTTAAATTGACGGAATTA